GTGTTCCAGCCTGGATTACGCCTTCCCAACCTTGCATCTGGCCGAGGGCGATGATGGCGTTTATCGAAACTCCAACAATGAAGGCGAGAAAACACCATTTGATCTCTCTCCGAGAGAGATTTGCCCCCACGCAGAACACCATCGCCAGCACAACGAAATGCCAGAGGTGGAAGATGCTATCGTAGAGGGACACGCTCCACAGGGCCGTCAACCCAGCCCACGCCAGCCACGCGAAGCCGATGAAGTGGACCTTGGTCAGCTTGATCTCGGCGATCAGAAGGAAAAATGGAATGGTCGCCGAAAGCAAAATCCAGCGCGGTGTGTTCGAGCTTTCGATGAAGCCCGGCCACATGATGAGCGTGAGGGCGAAGGTGAGGACAGCAATCACTACAAGGCTTTTATCACATCTTTCAAGACGGTTTTCAATTCCTCAGTTACGTCGAGCGCATCGACAGCCGTGGCCAACTCATCCACAGGTGGCGGCAAAGCCTCCAATTCGGCTGTCCATCTCGCTATCTTGGCTTTCGTCGGCTTCGGGCCTAGGTCTGGAGGCCAGTCGAAAATCTCCATCTTGCCATCTTTCTTCTCGCGCGTCCGAATGCCAGGAGCATCGAAGAACTTCCAAGCGAGAACTTTTGCTAGGCTGGTCATGGCCCAATCTCCGTAATTACGATGCTTGACGCCAGAACTCCACCATATTTTCTTGCGCCCCCTGAACCGTTAAACGTTATCGTTCCGCTCGTTTCCATACCTATCCTTACCCTGAAAGTCATCGCTGATGTGCTTGGGGCTGTCATTATGTGCTGGAAGGTGATAGCCCTCGGTCGGGCGTCCGACTCTACTCTGAGGAAAACACAAGCAAGCGCATTTGTGATGGCATCACGGAACAGAGCCGCAACTATATGGCGCGCTGCGGCGGTGCCATTCTCTGCCTGACAAGTGACCTCGATGAGGAGCCGATTAGAGGCGCTGGCAGGCGTGATTGCGAGCGTCATGTACTCATCGCCCTCGGTGATCTCAGGGATTGTGTCATCGAACGGGATTGGCGTCGAGCCGGTCGCCACAGCGCCGGTTTGCGTCGAGACGATTTGAATAATGCGCTCGCTATCGACGGCACGGGCGATCTCATACCAGTCCGCACCATCCCGGATGAGAAACAGCCGGTCGTTCCCGGTGAGAATGAGGTCCGCGCTATCCTTGAGGTGTATCTGCCCAGCGCCGGTAGCCGCATCGTTGATCGTGATGGTATCGCCGGTATCGACGCTCAGGATCAAAAGGCAGTCGTCCGACACCGATCCCGTAGCCATCGAGTCCAGCGTGTCTGTGGTCCCGCTCTCGGCGGCCAAGACAACGTTCGATCTCGTCGGCGTTATCGCCCCGGACGCGATGGTGAAAATCTTCTCCGTGAGCGACAGCGCCCCGCCCATAGCGTTATTCTCATCGGCATCGGTGTTGATGACCTTGCCGAAAGACGTGACGAGGGCGGCGTCAATTGCCTCGGCGAGGGTCTTAAGCGGGTCGCCGATTTTGTCCAGATGCTTTTGCCAGACGACTTCGTTGGCCGAGGTCTGAGAGCCGTCGTCGGGCGGGGGACTGCTGTTATATCCCGAAATACTTATTGAAGAGTACGGATTTGTCGGCATTTAGGGCATTCTCTCGGTCATTGCACTAAAAACCCTCCTGGTGCTTGAGGCGGGCCAGAAATACGTAGTTCTTGGCGAGATGGGTCTGGAGCAAATTCAGGCTGCTGCGTACCCCCGGTTTCAAAATACAAACCAGCCAACCAAGCATTGAGTTGTTGACGCACGAACTTCACATTCGCCGGGCTGTCCAAATTCATAAGAAGCGCCCGCATGAGCGCAGGATCATCAGCCATTATCGCGTCGGTGATGAGCCGCGTGGCTGGGTCTTTAACATGTGCTCGAATCAGGGCACGCGCTCTCTCCGAAATCATGCCCGGAACCTGGATCGTCCCGAATCCGCCACCAACCCGTGACAAAACCCGCAAGAGTCCAACCCGCGCCATCATCTCAATCATGACATTAGGAAGGTCGCCGATAACTCCCTCGCGCGAGGGGCGCGCAGTACGAATCTTGTCGAACAGCAAGGCGGTCCTGACAGTCAAATCCAATCGTTTTTGCTGTTCAGCCGTCAGCACACGAGTCGTCATCGCCTGCGTGGCCTCATCGCCCACGGCATTGCGGAGCCTCATCCCGGATACGAAAGGTCTGCCCGCCACATCGGTTTGCGCGATTGTCGCGCGAGACAGCAGCCAGTCCAGATACGCCGCCTGTAGCCCCTCTGTTGCTTCGCCGGTCGTGTCACGCGCCGCAAGATTGACGAGGTTCTGGATTTCCGTTTCTGGATTGCGTGAAAGCCTAGCAGCCTCAAAGGCTTTCGTAGGCTCGGAGCGAATGAACAAGGTCGCCTTGGAAATGCGCGGGTTCCCAAGTCTGGAACCTACGCTTTCAGCGCGGCGTTGCGCGATCAGCAAAGCATCATTGCTTCGGATCGCAGCCTCAATGTCTGAGCTGATGCGCGGGAATTCGTCCAAGAGTTCCTTGTTATCACGCAGGAACGCCTCAGCCTTGTTTCTGTCAATTTGCTGACCTCTGATAGCGGCCTTGGTAAATCTGGTCTTGATGAAATCCTCGGCTGCGCCTAGAAGCTCCTCTGGATTGTCCTGAACCGCCTTGACGATGGCGCGGGCATTCTCCCCTGCCCTAGCGCCCTTCACTCCCAACGTCGTCTCAAGCGTCAATGCCTCTGGTACGGCTGGTCCTCCGCGCCTTTCTGCACCGAGCAGCCTTCCTACGGGACCGCGAGTGAACCTGTCATTGAGAGAGCGAGAAAAGTCCAACGCTATGCGAAGATTTTGCCCGGCCTTGCCAACGACTTGACCTTCAAGGGCTCCAAGATCGGCCAAAATGGCTTCTTGAATATCGTCAAGAATCCGCAGTTTGTTCCGACTACCTGTTCCTGTGCGAAGTTTGGCCCGTTCGGCGCGCATTTCATCGAGAATTCGGCTCCGCAGAACACGCATCTCATCAAACGTGGCACCTGTACGGAGCGTACCGCCACCGAACTCGCCTTTCTTGTTCAATCCGCCCAAGAACTTAACTACGAAATCGGGTATGTCCTCTGGATCGGCGGTCCGCCCACGCAAGAGCAATTCATCTTTGAGAGCAGTTCTTGACGCGGTGGGCAAAACACGAAGATTGGCGGGTAGAACTGCGTAAAGTTCTGCCTCAGTCGCTCGTGCTGCTACGTTCGCTTTACTGATTTCCTCCGCCGCGACTATGTTGGCTTGTCTGGCCCCCTTGCCCGGCGCAAGAGCGGTAATGCGTCTATCAGCCTCCAAAGCCGCAATACGGAGCCGTCCGTCGAGAAGCGACAGGAGATAGGTCTGCGCGGCCTCGAAACTTTGCCTTGTAATCTCGACTTTTCCTTTCGGAGCTTCCATAGATTGTGTAATCGCGGCATTGATTTCGGAAATCTGTTGGTCTGCCCGCAATACCGCCGAATCGCTACTCTCAATGACCGAGCGTTCTAAGGCTAGTAATCCTGGCTCACCAGCCCTCTGAGCGGGGGTCAATTCTACCTCTGGAAGTACGCCGGGTTCCTCCAACCGCCGCCTTGCCGCTCCTGGCTCCTCAACGGCACGGGCTATACGTGTTCTAGCTCGTGCTGCCGCTCCTTTTACAGTGACAACTTCCCTAGCCCGTTGAAGAATACTGGAGAAGAATCGTATGGCGGCCCCCGTAATCGGCAAACGCCCAGCAACGCCAAGAGCAGTCCGAGCCGCTAGCCCTGGCGCAGCAATAGCTCCCGCCGGTGTCAAGCCAAACAGGATCGCACCCATAGCCTCGGCTGCGGGTGAATTAGGAAAGCGTTTCCGAGCCTCGAAAATCCCAACTCCAGCCGCCGCAGCTGACACGGATTCAAGAGCGGCGAATCTTCCCGGCTGACGTATGGCAGTCTCACCGGCTTGTTTAAGACCAGCAGCAAGGCCCGCTCTTGGCCCACCAGCAGGAAGAGCCGCTGGGCGAAGGGCCGCTGCCTTTGGTACCGGAAGCGCCAACATGATTCCAACACCGTGCATATGCCCGGCGGAAAACGCCCTGGTTTCTGGTTCTTGACCCGCTGGCGGTGCGAAGCCCTGCCGCACGAAGAAATCCCTTACTTGGCCCTTTTCTGCATTGATGCCCAGTCTTTCAAAAAGAGAAGCGAAAACATCTGGTGCAAAATCCAGAGTGGCGGCAATCGCCGTATTGATGCCCCAAATGTAATCCTGAAACGTGCTCCGTCCCGCCAGTGTTTTCAGCCTAGACCCAGCCGATTGTTCTTCTGTTTCTAGGAGCCTCGGCGATGTTTGCCGCAATCGAGAGGGCGCTGTCGGTGGAGGCGGCGGAGCCGCTTCGGGCTGCACCAATGCCTTAAGAGATGCGCCAGTTGGGGACAACTCAACCATTATTGCCCCTTCGTCAATCTATCGGACATGGAATTGATAACCTCTGGCGGGAGAAGATTTAAAGCCTCCTCCGGGGTTCTTTCGACGAATCCTCTCAAGTCCTCTATCGACGCCGTTCCAACATCTTCCACCGTGCGAAACTCCGGGAACGCCGGATTAAGTTCAAAGGCCCTGATGCGTGCCCGGAAGCCAGCAAGACTGATGATGTTGCTAAGAGCCTCCTGCTTCATCTCAATCGGCACGGGGGCTTCCAAAATCCTGCGTTCAATCTCGATGTTCTCAGTAAGGAGTTGGCTTATGTTTTGAAGTTCTACCCGGATACCTTCGGGCGAACTGAGAATGGCCGGACCTTGGAAAATCCGCGATAATTTAACCTGCTCCCAAACTGGAAGCCGGGGGCTGCGCTTAAAGGCTACAACGAATTCATTCTCAAGCAACGCCAGACGTTGTCTGGCAACCACAACGTCTGGGTCAACGAATGATGGATCAATCTGGCCAAGAATTCTATTGCCGAAGAAATCAATGAAGGCTGATACCGCGCCGGTTGCCTCCTGCACTCGAAGTTTTTGGTCGGCGCTGGCCAAGTCGGTTTTGGTCGGCGGCTTGGTCCCCTCTTGTTCAACTGCCGCTATCCCTCGATCAGCGATTTCAGAGAATGAGAGTGCTTCGGGTAAAGGAACCCGCTTCATGGCTAATGCTAGAGCCTGACCAGGACTATCCTCTTCTCCTGCCTCAATGATTCTTTCACTTTCGGCAAGGAGGTCTTGGCCAGTGCGAGCCAAGTCCGCTGGCAGCGCCGTCTCTGCACTACCCCCAAGCATTATAACCATTTGTTTACGAAGTTCCGCCGCTGTCGCAGTTGTGACTGCTCCGGTTTCATCAAGCAACGCTGACCGCACCGGCACTACTTCTTCAAATCCAGCTAACTGCTCGCGCTGTCCTGTCGTGGGTACTTGCCCAAGAATAGTGGTTGCTTTGGCAATCTCAGTTGTGCCAGCGGCCACTCCGGCTATTTCAGCTTCTTTCCCCACCGTTGATTTTATTGTTCTCAGAGATTCAAACTCAGCACCTAATTGCATCGCTACAGGCAACTTAAGCGTGGAAAGGGTAGCGAGTCCGTTCTCTATTATTTTTACCATTGCTGGGAAACGCTCTAAAGTAAGCCCCGCCCTTAATTGATCGCTCAAAAATCTGATGGTTGCGCGAACCGACTCTGTAACCGTCTTTACCTCGGCATCCATCTCTTTTGCTATACCAGCCTCGAATTCGCGTTCCTTCAAGCCAAACTCGCGTTCTTCCAATTCCTGACGGCTTCTCAACAAACGGCCCTGCTGGCGGCTTTCTCGCCCAGAAGCTAGTGCTTCCGCAAACCCGCTAAAGCCGAATTCACCTGCCATATCAGTTACCTACCTATAGGAAGGTGGATTTTTCAGAACTGCTAAGGCCGCCAAATGATCCGCCAGAGGTTGCACCGGACAACCCACCGAATTGATCAAATCCTATATTGATGAATTCCCCAAGGGCGGCCCCGGCCCCAGCGATTTGCTCCGCCTGTATTCTTTGCTCCAACAGCGTTTGAGCCGAAATCGCTTGCACCATCGTCTGAGCAAAGCCAGTAGCGATCCCTAATTCGTTAAGCTCATTCGTCACTTCGCGCTGGAGCAGATCAGCCTCCTGCGTCAAAAGCTGGGTCGAGGTGGCGATCTCCTGCAACAGTGCCTTCGACCTTACCTGTTCTTCCAATTCCGCGAAGCCCAATCGTGCGCTCGTGATCTCGCCCTCGGCGAAGGATGCTCCGGAGACGCGCCGCCGGGAAAACTGTGCCCTCAAATTGCCGATACGACGCGATGCCGCGCTTCGGATGGCTTGGACCGCTGCCTTGGTGAACCGCCCAAATCCCGGCCTCACCTCAGACCGCAATACGTCAATGTCTCCAAGTATCCTACCGCCCCGCTGAGTCCGCCTTGCCAACTCCGGGGTTTGTAGTCGTGTAAGGGCGGTCCTGCCCCCCTGAGATGTCAGCCGGAACGCGGGGGTCGTAGTCGTGAACCCAGGCAATTTTGGTGTCTCGTCAGCGCCGAATAAAAAGCTGCCGACATTCTTGAAAAAACCGCTCATTTAATCTGGGCCTCCTGCCAAACCAACCAAACCCTGTCCTCTCGGCGGTAATAAGTCCCGACCCGCCTGATGACGCCGTATTGCGCCATCCTCTCCCAGAAATTCTTCTCCTCAAGATCGGTATAAATCAACAGCGAGGTATCCTGTCTCATGCCCTCTATGTAGGCTAGGATGGTCTCTACCTTGTTTCGAGGCGTGGCCCAAGGGAACCACTCGACATGAGGTTCCAAGACCTCCTGCTTGCGAATCCCGCCGACGATGCCGACCGGCATGTTCTTCTCCAGATTCCTCGCCGTCAGAATCCAGAACTCACCTCCCTCCATGACGGCTTCCATCAGGAATTTAAATTCATCTCCGGGAAGATCGGTTGGGATCGGCTCCTGAATTCCAAGAGCTTCCTTCAAAGCCTTGAACGGCTTCTCGAACCCGCCCTTGCGGTGCGCCGCCCACAGATATTTCCAGTCCTCTTTTTCAAGAGGCCGGTAGGCCGCACCCCTTTTCAGAGTCCTAGACCGCCGGACCTTAATCCTTTGCCCCCGTGGCGGCCTTGAATCTGATACCGATTTCCGAGATGTCGAACTCGGCTCCGGTAACGGCGGCCTTGATCCGGAAGTGCGAGGGCTCGCCTGCGGCTTCCCAGTTCTGCTTGGAGATTCGTCCCTGGAACTCTGTGGAATAAAAGACATCATTGTTATAATACAGATCGTTGTTGTAGACAGGCAAATTGTCAAAAGCAGGAAGCGTGACGGTCATTTCATGGTCGAACAGGGTATTCCCACCCGCCTCCATCGTGAGAGTCAACGTCGCGGCGAACTTCTTCTTGTATTTAACCCACCCAATTACGTCATAGGCATGGCCTATGGGAGCCTCTATGAGACCGGACAGCCTCTCGACAACGACATCATTAGCAGCCCCGTCCTGAGCCCCCGTGCCCTCCATCTCGAATATCCGGCCTTGGTTGTCGCCCCACCAAACCACGTCCAGCTTATCAGTCGGGCGCTTGACCAGCATTGCGGCGGTCTGCCGAAAATCGGCGGCACCAAAATCGGTGGTCCATTTCGACCAAGGAGACAGGCCGGGGCGCTCGGTAAGGGTGGTTCTTTTCCTGGACGGGTCATAGATGGATTTGTGGAAGACCCAAACCTCATTCCCGTTCTGGGGCCACAGATAGGCTTTGTGCTCTCGCGGGTTGTAAACAATGGTCCAAGCCTCGACTTCCTTGGTCTGATCCGATATCCAGCGGGAGATGTCGTCTGTCTCCACATCGCCAAAAGCAAGGGTGCCGATCAACGTGTCTATCCGGCCTTCTCTACCGTACAAGAGGTCGTTCCCGATATAAGACAGAGCCTCATCGCCCTTCGCGGCAGAGCCATCATAGAGAGGCGAAATGGCGTAATCTGAGGCGTCTTGGCCCGCCAGCGTTACGATAGTCCCGTTCTCCGTAGAGAAAACTGTCCCCCCGAAAGCTCGGACCATGCCATTGATGGGCCTCAAATCCAACATGGGGAGGAAGAACGCCGCGTCTACCCCGACCCCGGTAGCCGGTCTCGTGGAGTTGGAAAGCGTCCCCAACGTGGTCGAGCTTATCCCGCCCCGCTCAGAACCCAGAAGAACGTGCCTCGTCTCCGTACCCCCGGTTTTCACATTGCCGAGCAGAAGGCGCTCGTTGTCCACTATCGCGTAGCGAGCGAAAAGATCGCCTCCAAGATTATGAACAAAATCCTGAAACGTGGTTCCGTCCCATTCCTTCACCACAGACTGTCGAGCAAGGTCTGTGATGATAACCTTGTCGTCCAGAAGCGAGGTGGAGAAGCGGGTTCCTCTCAATCTAGAACCAGAGGCAACCGTCCCCCTGCTGGTGAAGGTCGAAATCCCATCATACTCATAAACCGTCTCGCCCGCCTGGACCAAAACGGTGACAGAATCATCGGAGGATTTTTGAAGCTCGATAAATCCTCCTATCTTTTCAGCGTTGGGGGCTGTCCCCTTGAGATCGAACACCTTTCTGGGTCGGTAGGTGTCATTGTCAATATCAAGATCGAAATTCTTGCCCTTGGAACATTCCCGAAAGTCTATATCGCTGGGGTTCGGGTTCGAGGCAAGCCCACCGCCGAACCTCAAGACCATGAGATATTCCAGCGGATCGTCCAATATCCTGACTAATTGTTCTCTCGGGGGCGGCATCTAAGGCTCCAGGGGATCGGCTGCCGAAAATGTGGGCCGCAATGTTCTCCGGCCATATCTGCGGCGCGGCTTCTTCTGGGTTATGAGGCTGGCAGCCCTCTTGAACCCAGCGTTTGCCGAAATTGGATCGCGCTGCTCACCGTGCATGTCAATCCTGTAAATCTCCGCCACCACCCCCTGTAGCGCCTCCGTGACCGTATCGGAGAACGGCATGGTGTCGGTCGTCGCCGAGAGGTCCAGCCGCTTGTCATAGAGGTAGTTGAAAACGTCTCCATTCTCGTCCGAGGTCGGCCTTTTATCCAAGCGGATCGTGTTGTTGGCCGTGTTGAAGACCCAAAAACTCGCTACGCCCGTGTAATCATCCCTGTTGGGCTGATCCAAGAACATCTGCCTGTAGCCGCCCGGATACTCGAACAACCGCCTCCCGTCCGTTTTCACCAGCGCCCGCGTCAGATAGGTCTCCCCGGCCATCTGCTCGAAGTCCGTCTCAACAGCATATTCATCCGTGTCGGTGACGAGGGTTATCGACCCAGGAGCCACCTCTCCTTGCAAGGAGCCCATGTCGTAAAGCTCACTGATGGCCTCGTTCCAAACCTGAGTTACGATGTCGATTGATCTCTGCCGCTTGGAATCGGTAAAGGTCGTCAGGGCGCTTGCGTCTCCTGCTATTACGCCGACCCGCCGGAGCGTGTCATTAACCGCTACTAGAAACGTCTTCGCCACAAGCTTCCGCCTCTCTCACAGCAGCTTCCAGTTGGTAACGCTTCATGCCGTGGATACCCTTGATCTCCAGGTCCGAAGCCCTAGCCCTCAGTTGGTGCCAATCAAGCCGCAGACCGGCAGGGTCAACCTTCGGAGCGGTGGTCCTTGGCTTTATCCTGTCCTGCGACTTCAAGACCGCAAGCTCGCGTTGGTTGAGAACCACCCTGGCTTCCAACTTCCTGATCCTGTCTTTCCTAGCTTTGGCCTCTTGGCCCTGTTCCGCGATGGAGCCTGCCCCCGGCTCCAGCTTCTCAGGATACTTAGGGGGCTTGTCGAACTCACCATCCTCCTTGTATCTCTCCAAGATGGCGGAGAGGCACGGGCCGCCTTGGCGATCTATGACGGGAAGATTCTCGTCGATCTTCAAGTCATAAGCCCAAGCAATTCGGAGAAGTTCGATCTTGCGGAAAGCCTCGAAACCCAATGCGGCTTCGGGTAACGTCGATTCAACCCTCCTGCCCCCCGCCACGGAAAAGACCCTTTTCACCAATGGGTCTGCTGCAACGTCGCTCATGATTTCTTACCTTTCTTCGGCTTCGCTTTCGGTTTGGGTTTGAGCGCGGCGAACTCCCGCTTGATTCTGGCTTCGATGATCTGCCTCACAACGTCGTCGCGGGACACCGTGGCATCCACCTTGATCCTCTCCTTCTGGGCCACCTTGACGACCTCTGGCCGACTCAAAAGAAGAAGTTCACTGGTTTCCTCCGTCCTGTCTTTAAGCGGAGACGGGATCGAGGCTAGGATTGCAGTAGCATTGCTCATAAAAACCTCCATGAAAGAAAATGGGGCCGGGTTGCTAATCCGGCCCCACAAACCTAGAGCAACTTCCTTGCGCCGGTTCTCAGGCCACGCGCGAAGGTCGTGTTGAGCATCGTTCCAGCGTGCCACGCCTTCCAAGCAAGAGTGGAAAGCTCCTCCAAGGGGTCCATCGAGCCAGCGGACCCGCGCGGCTTTGAGATCATCATGATCGCCGGAATCGGGTCGCCAGCAAGATAGACTTCCTTGGTGTGCTCCACTCCAAGGCCAACCGATCCATGAGCCCCCCTACCCAAGACGATAGAGGTGTAGAGATCGGCGCTCGTGCCGCTGGTTGAACGTACCGTCTGGCCAGGGATGCCCCCCGAATCGGTGTCGATGGACGACTCCTCGGAAGATACCCACCTGATATCGCCGGCCATTCCGAACTCATTGGTGTAAAGCTGGGTTTGGCCAGCGTACTTCTCAACAGGAATGAAACCAGGAATGTCCCTGATGTCCTCCTTGACGTGGGTGTGGCAAATACCCGCGAAGGCCATCCCGATAGGCGAAGTGGCATGTGCGTCATCGCCTGTCGTCATCGGACGGTCCTTCAAAGCCGAATTGACCTCAAGGACACTTTGCGCTTCCCGAATCAGATTCAGGCTGATCGGATCGGTAACATCGCCATCAGCGGAACCGCCAGAGGCATAGATAAGCGTCACGCCATCCTCAAGCACGTTCCTCTGAAGTCGATTGACTGACCGCCCGGCGGAAATGCCGAGAATTTCGATCAGCTTTGCCGTCTGACCGTTGTAATTGGTCAGATCGACCTCTTCGTTGAGGGAAATGACCTGACCGTATTTCGAGACGGTCGCCGTGAGGTCAGTCACGCTCGGCTGAATACCCTGACGGAACGGATAGCTTTCCGTTGAGGTCAAGGCGGTCAACGCCGTAGTCGTCGGAGTCAGGTTCTCGATTCTGCGCCACTTGACGGTCAACGTACCGTCGTGCGGCCCCACCGAACCCGACCCTTCCTCACTCAACAGGAAATGAGCGCAGACCGGCTTCGCGTTTCTCAGCAACACCTGCTGAAAGACGTTGTTGACCGGACCCGCGATCTCGGTCGTGGTGGTGATCGTCATAAGGGGTTCCTTCTAGCTGTGTCTCAGCCAGAAGCCTTTGC